CGGTGGCGGCGATCCAGCCTATCAGATGCCGGTGACGGTCGATGCGGCGATGCAGCGGGTGTTTCTGCGGCGGGCGAGGGAATCCGTCGCGGCGGCGCATTGGGCGCCCATGATCGACGTGGTGGTGATGGATCACGATCTGGTGGCGGCCGGGGCCCCGATGGCGCGGGGCGAAAAAGACCCCAAGGGCCGGCGCGCTCTGGCCCGTCATGCCGTCCGTCACGGCCTCGTCGAGTTGGGCGAGCACTGGCGAATGATCGACCTGCGGCGATGGTCGGGCGCGGCTGAGTGGCTTGAGTGGACGGAGGAT